ATTGTGTTTAGTTTTAATAACTTATCACTTGCTCCTGTATACTCATCTTGCTTCTTTATAAGTTCAGATATTTCACTTTCTAACTCCTCATTAGTATTAACATATTCATCAGTCTCTTTAATTAAATCATTAATTTTTTCTTGTTTATCTTGTATATCTTTCTTTCCTCTAGTCTCTATTTCATCTATAAAGTTCTCTTGCATTTCTACTTTATCTTTCAAAGATTCTTTTTTTAATTCAAAAGTTTTTAATTCATCTTTGACTCCACGAATTTTTTCTTTTATCAGATTATTCATTGATGAAAATATCTTAATATCTAATAAATCTTCCACCACTTCTCTTCTACTAGTTGATTGCAACTGCATAAATGGAACAAATGTACTAGATCCTAATATAACAATTTGAGTAAATGATTTATAGTTCATCTTCAAAACATTTTTTTCTAACCATTTCTGTTGATCTAGTTGTGAGGATGACTGATCTAACTCTTCACCATTTCTAGTAATTTTAAATATACTAGGTTTGAATCCTCTGATTACTTTCCAATCAGTTTTATTGACTCTAAATTCAATTTCAACCAAACAATCCTTTTCATTTGTAGCATTTACTAATTGACTCTTACTAATTTTTCTAAATGGTCTGCCATACAATACAAAAGTAAGTGCATCTAATATAGTTGATTTACCTGTACCATTAGATCCTATAATCAAAGTTGTAGATTTTTCATTTAGATCAACAGTAATCTTATGATTTCCAGTACTCAGGAAATTTTTCCAAGATATTTTTTCAAATAAGATCATACTCATCTCCTTTATCTGGTGGAAATACAATATCATCAGGAGTGATGACAGCATATTTGTGACCATGTAACTCACATGATCTAATCATCATCTCATCTTCTATTTCCATAACTCTCATCTTAGGATAATTACGATCTTCTAATTGTAATGCATATCTAGTTGCATCATCCTTTTCTTCAAACATATAAAGAACTTGTTCATTATCCTGATCAACTACAGAATATGCTCCCTTTGACTCTCTTCCCTTGATTGTTAAAATATACATTATGCTAATCCACATGCCTCCTGATATATTTCACCCACCATTTTTTTGATAGTTGCTTTATCAAGATTAACTTCTGAATCTTCAATATAACTATTCAATATTGATAATGTATCTTCTGATTCATATGTATTTTTATCAGCATCATACCATCCACTAAAGTCAAAGTTTTCTACTATCTTTAACTCTGCTACATTTGCTGAATATATTTTATCAATAAATCTCTCAAACTGACCTATATCTGATTTCTTTCTTACAATAACTTTGACTATCTTATTTTCAAATCCTCTAGTATCAAATGTTTGAAATGGTGTGTCTTCATAGAATACCTTTTGAAATATATTATATGGATTATTAATAGGAGTTTTTTCTAAAGTTTCTGTATCAAATAGATGGAAACCTCTTACATCATTACAATCATTCCAATAAATTTCATAAGGATTTCCAAGATAATAGATATTATCCTGGTTTGATCTTGTATGAAAATGACCTGAGTACACTTTTTCAAACTTAGAGAATGGATCTATACTTGACCCATGCTCCATAACAACATAGTCATTTACTTTAAATCCATGTAGTTCTAAATGACCCATACAAACAGGAGATCTTGATTCCTTAATCATTGACATAGTTTTTTCTTCATTCTCTGAATTGATCCAAGGAACAAGGAGAATACTTAAGTTGTCTATTAATATAGAGGTAGTTTCTGAATATACTTTTACATTATCATATTCTTTTAATAAAAGATCTACTGCATTTATCTCATTTGTATTTTTATAATATGCTGTATGATTACCCACTATGGTATGAACAGTGATACCCATCTTATTGAGTCTGTCATAGTAATTTTCTTTTGCCCAGTTAAGAGCACCAAAATCAATTCCTTTACGACTATCAAAGGTATCTCCCATATCTACTATGGTTGTAATTCCTTCCTTTTCTATAGTTGGAAAGAAAACATCTTCATAAAACCTCAAGAAGTAATCATGAAACAATTTTGAATTTTTGCGACACCCAAAGTGCTGATCAGTTATTATCGCTATCTTCATTTTGATTTTCTTATATCATCATGTAGTCTTTCAGTTGCTTGCTCTTTCATATATTCTTCTCTACCATCTTTAGTAAAGACACCTTTCTCATAATCAAAGTGAGGATGTGGTGCAGCACTTACAACAGGGTTTTTAGTTTTATTTTTAATCACAATAAATCTATCAGCAGCAAATGTACCTGCTAGTTGCACTTCTATTTCATCATCATCTTTCCAATTGACAGTTCCATCTTTTTTAGTATGTAACATTGCCTCTTGGATTTTATCAATAATCTCTTGTGTCAGTTTCATTTAGTTACGCAACTTAGAATGTACAGCATCCTTAATAGAATTATAGTCTGAATAGTTGGATGCGTCAAGATCATTTGAATCAAAGACCTCATCAAAGTTGGACTTCTCTAGAATTTTATTCTTTATTTCTAACTGTTTTTTCTCTTGTGATATTCTTCTTAAGAAAGCATAATAAATGATTTGAGTAAAGTATGCAAATGGATTTTTACTTTTCTCAGGATTAAAGTTATGAATATATCTAACACAATTCTCTATACCATCACATATCATGTCATCCTTAAACATGTAGTTGACAAAGTTTGGTTTATATGATAAATGGTTTGCTATCTTTAAAAAACACTCTCCAATATATCTTGGTATCTGTGGTGGTTCTTTATCATTTAACTTTGCTCTATTTACTTGAGCAATATAAACTTCCAAGGCAGCAAGAAACTCCTTATTGTTAACATAGTGTTCAGATCTTTTTCTACGTGTAGCCATAAGTATTGCTGCTTTTCCATACAATTAGTATAACAGATAACCAAGTACTTGACAAGTATCCAAATACTGTGTACAATTACCTTTGTGGGGTTTCAAGGTTGATTAGAGCTTGATTTATATAACTTTTCTAATGCTTCTTTAGCATCCTTGACAGTGGTTAGATATCCCATTGTTTTATCTAACTTAGTGTGAGTGTCATGACTCACTTTTTTAATATAATCTTGATAGAACATAATCATCTCAACATTATCTGATTCAGATAAAGTAAGGACATCATCTAAATTGATGATGAATAAATCTTCATTTGATGATTTCAACCATGGTTCAAATTTATATCCACCTAGAGAACCTCTTAACTTTATTGTTTCAACTATGATAGGGTGTGACACTAGGAGTAGTGTTCTGTCTCCTTCATCAGTGGCAGATACTCTTGCAAATAATTCTTCCCCTGTTTTCAATTTGAGGGTGGCAAAAAAATCATCTTCTATCATTTTTGTTCTCCTTAATATCTATTGTTAATATTTCATAGTTAAATTGCTCTTGTGCATAAATTTTAACTCTTTCAATGAAATGATTAAGTGTGTAGTTTTTTCTTGCTCCACTGGTTAGGTCATCAGCAATATCATAGAGTTTTGCTTTTACCTTGTCTTTACCTTTTCTTAGAACTCTTCCAATGGATTGGAGGTTTCTAACTCTAGACTTAGACGGAGAAGCAAAAATAACGTTGTGTAACCTCCTAATATTGATGCCTGTAGAGAATGTTCCATAAGAAGCCACTATGATTGCATTGTTTTCTTGTTCAGTTATCTCTCTTACTTTCTCCCTATCTTCAGCATCTACACCACCATGAATGAAAAATACTTTTCTATCACTGGCAACAAAATTATTTATCATATCATAAAGTATCCTTCCATGAGACTCTACTCTACTGTATAGTATCAGAGTGTTTCCTTTTAAATCTATTGATAGTTTGGATATAAATTTATTCCTTCTCTCATTTCCAATCAAATATTGAATCTCATCCTCATATGTTTCAAACTTTTTGGGAGTATGTTTTAAAACTAAACACTGTATATCTAACTCAGATAGGTGTCCTTTCTCCATTAATTCTTTAGTTTGTATCACCTTGTATGATGGACCAAATAACCCTTCTAACACCCACTTATGGGTCTGTGTACCATCTAAAGTTCCAGTAAACCCAAATCTATACTTAGCATGATGTAGTTTATCCATTATATTAACTAGAGATTTACTCTTAAAGAGATGTGCTTCATCACCTATGATGACATCATAATCTGCAAAAAATGTTTTATCTAAGTTATAAACAGATTGCCAGGTAGTAATTGTCACCTCATTTTCATTTGTTCTTTCTCTACCAGCATATATTCTATGACAATGATCTTCAGCATTCCATCCATACTCTATAAAATCCTTGTACATCTGTTCTACAAGAGAAGTAGTAGGAACAACAAGTAATATCTTTTTCTTTCTTCCAACAAAATATCTAACCAGAGCATAGATCATTAATGATTTACCAGATGCTGTTGGTGATATTAAAAGTTTTCTATTATATCTTAATGCATCATGTATAGCATCAATTTGATAATCTCTTGGTTTAAATTTAGTTATTGATTTTACATAATCTTTTACACCTTCCCATGATATCATTTCATTAACTTCAAATGGTGCACCATAGAATTTGTTTTTCTCAAATTCATATGAGTATCCACTGTTCTCACAAAATGCCACTATCTTATCTAAGAGACCAACATAAATTCTCTTAGTTTTCATATTGAAGAGGT